ACAAACATTTTCTACATTAATGTCACTCACAAACTCAACTCAACTATAAATCTCATCGCCTAGCTCTACTAAAGATTCTCTCCAATCAATCAAATCCAAATGAGTAGGATTGACAGGAGGAGAATTAAGAATTTTCTTAAATTCACCAGTTTTCACATCCCAAGTATCACAAGCAATATCCGTTGCAATATTAGGTTTATCTTCAAATACATAAACAGAACCATTATGATCCATTGCCATATATTTAAAATTACTAGAAACTACTGTTTCCAGATTGACTTTACGCACAGCACGTTCTTCAGCCATTATATACCTCTTTAATTAGAGAGTTAAAAAAATACTGACTCACATCAGCAATAAAAGAGACAGTCTTATCTTAGACCGCTCCAATTCAAATAGGGGTCATCGAACATTTCCATTTGAGCTTGTTCTTTTCTCATTTGTCTAATTTCATCTGCACGATCTTCATCTATAACGTGTTGGGGTTTTTCGACCAATGGCATATGACCATCTTCTGTCTCGCCAACCATCCACTTTTCCAATATATCTCCTATTGGTTCATTTGCAACTTTTTCAGCAATCTTATCTACATAAACATCAAAAATGCCATGTTCTTTTTTAATCTGGTTTTCAATATATTTTTCTTTCATTATGCCCATGTGTTCCTTTCTTTTTTTATTATTATACTTATAGGCTATCATACATTTAGGAAACTGTCAAGTGTTTATTCGATTTTATGAAAAAAATTTACTGAGGGGAAATCCAGAATCAATAATTTCATCTAACGATCTATCATCGCCTTTTTTCCAGACCCACATGGGTTCAACGATTTTCTTATTTTTAGATTCAGGAGTATCATTATTGCTTTGTGGGCGCTTAGATAACTTCAGACCAAAACAACCAGAATAATTAGAGTTAGATAAACTATTTATAAAATCATTCATTGGATCACATATTTGAAGATATACATTTTTTCCTTTTTCGGCTGCGTGGACATCAGCAATATTAATAATCATTGTTCCGCCATCGTTTAAGGCATTCCAACATCCTTCTAGTGCTGGATACAAAAACCCCTCCAACCAATTATCCATACTCTTTCCATATCGTTTCCATGATTGAGTCTCTTCATTTTGACCAAAAGAATATCTCTCTACATGAAAATACGGAGGAGATGTAAACACCATGTCAAATTTTTCATTACTAAAATCAAAATCTTCTGCTGGTTTACATATGAATGTTGTGGGTTTTTTTGTACCATATAGTTCTTGTTGTTTTGGATATTTCTCAAAAACTTCTGGATTGGGGTCAAGGCCAAAAAACGAATCTGCACCAGAAGCACAAAATCCCGCTAGTCTATCTCCCCATCCCATAGAAAAATCACAAACGCGTTTTCCCCCAAACATATCATAGATGCCTTTAGCAACAGCAGGAGGATATTGTGATGCTAAGTACTTTCTCAGTTGAATGCACAATTTGAGAGTTTTATTATTCACCTCTCCTATGTTCATTGTCCATAAAGGATTTAAAAAAGTCTTATGAAATTTTAATTCTGTCCATGACCTATATGGACTAGGATACCTAGCGTGTTGTGTTTTCCATCGGGCTAATTGGTGAAAATAATTAGAGGATTTCCTACCAATTAAACTATTATTAAGATACCATTTTGACACACCATACTTATATTGTGCTTTGGTATATACATCACCCTTCTGGAAAAGTTTGAGGGAATCAAACCTCTTCAATTCTTCAAAATCTTCTTTTGCTTCTTCTTTGGAAATTTGTACTAGAGGTAGTGGGAGCCCGGTAATGACTTCTGAAATTGCCTCTTTTATTTCATCTTGAGAATAGAATGAATTTAATTTTTGCCATTCGTATTTATTAATAACTAGTTCATCATCAACAAGGAATGTTTCTAAATTTAATTTTTCCATATCTTTACGATGGGGCCGTGGGTTGACAGATGAGAATCGAACTCACAACCTTTTGAACCACAATCAAATGCTCTACCATTTGAGCTACTGTCAACATATGGCTCCCCAAGCCGGACTCGAACCAGCGACCCAAGCATTAACAGTGCTTTGCTCTACCAACTGAGCTATTGGGGAATGGAGCTGGTGACAGGAATTGAACCCGTGACCTGAAGCTTACAAAGCTACTGCTCTACCAACTGAGCTACACCAGCTTTTTAAATACTGGAGCGAGCAACAGGAGTTGCACCTGTCACTTCGGAGTGGAACTCCAAAGGGTTTCTGCCCAACTACTCGCATCAATTAAAAAAGTTATCCAAGTTAGATTCTGCTTGAAAGCGCCTAATATTCTTTTTATTATACTCTATTTCTTTAGATAAATCAAAAGGCATCGTTTCGGTTTGTGTATATTCCGTTTCGCCTGGGGTTTTAATTCTCCATAGTAAATCTGAATGTTTCGGATAATTCAAGTTCCATTCGACTGTTGATTTTTTCAAATACTTCCTATACTTTTTTGACATAGGATAAATGTATCTGAATTGCTTTCCTTTTACTCTACTTAATTTCAATTCTTTCAATTGCTCAAAGTTTGGTCTATGTCCATACTTTAAACCTTCTTCATTTGGTAATATTCCCTGTATGGTTCTTGGATGTACCTTTTCGCCGTTCTCTGTAACATATGTATCCGTAATAGAATGTCCACCATATAGAAAGTTTGCAGCCTGATACACATAACCGGGCTTTCCTACGATACCATCCGCCCATGTAAAGAGATACTTAATATTCGTATTTTCTTTTAACCACTTGATTGATAGTGACAACATTTGCGATTCACTATTTCTAGGCATCGCGTCATCCATACACATTTTACCTATTTCAAAATAATCTTTTGTATTCAATTCTGGAAAAAGTGCTTGAATCGTATGCATAGGTCTTGTGCCCCAACCAAATGTAATCACGCCCACTAATTCCTCTTCAACAAAACAACCAAGAAAATATTTCGTAAGTCTTGGCATTACCGCTGAATAATGTCGTTTAGCAACAAATTCTGATGCTATTATTTTGTGTAATTGTTTTACTACCATCACATTATGATGGAAATGTTAATCCCTTATCCTCTACTTGATCACTAATAAAGAACAGTACATTTTCCATAACAGTTATTTCGGGCACTGTATGTTTTTCATACTTCTTCCACTTTCTTATTTGTTCTTGTAGTTCCCAAACAATAAGTGCCCAATCCATACCGTTTGTGCAGGCATCAAATTCTTCCTTTTCTTCTGGAAGATTAAATTCAAATATTTCCCCACATAATAATACCTTTTTAATGTTATACTTATATTATAACATGGTAAGGCAAAAAAGTCAAGTGTTTATTTAACTTCTTCAAATTCAGCATCTACTACATCAACATTACCACCGCGAGTAGTTCCTGTTTTTGCTCCGCCCTTTTTGTAATCTGGTGTGCTCCAATTCTGTTGCATCTTAACATCTCCCTTGATACCAACATCACCAGGCTCTCTCGTAGCGCTTGGATTGTTAGGATCATGACGCTTTCTACGATTTGGATTTTCTGAATGATCAGTTCCACCATCTTCGGCGCCAGGAACATTTGTACCAACAGTAGAATAAAGAGCCTCACCTAGCGTTTGTGATTGCTTGGCTAGTTCTTCAAACTTTTCCTTGATTCGGTCAGTATCATCTCCCTTACAAAGTTCTCTCAACTCTTCAATTCCGCGAGTAAGTCCATCTTTTTCAATACTTGGAATCTTATCACCATTTTCTTCAAGAGCCTTTTCAATAATATTACAAAGCTGTTCTGCTTCATTTCTAGTCTCAATAGTTTCTCTTTTCTCACGATCAGCATCAGCGTGTTCTTCTGCTTCATTGATCATCTTTTCAACATCTTCATCAGATAAACCAGTTGAACCAGTAATACGAATTTGTTGCTCTTTGTTGGTTCCCAAATCCGTTGCCTTAACATTCACAATACCATCCGCATTAATATCAAAAGATACTTCAATTTGAGGAACACCACGAGCTGCTGGTGGAATACCAGCAAGTTCAAATCTTCCAAGTTGCTTATTGTCGCGAGCCATTTCACGTTCACCTTGCAAAACCACACAAGTTACCGCGCTTTGATTATCCGCTGCAGTAGAAAAGATTTGGGATTTTGAAGTAGGTATTGTTGTATTTCTTTCAATAAGTCTTGTGCTTACTCCGCCTAGAGTTTCAATGCCAAGTGATAATGGAGTTACATCAAGCAAAAGAACATCTTTAACTTCACCAGTTAAAACTCCACCTTGAATAGCTGCTCCAATAGCAACTACTTCATCTGGATTTACTCCCTTATGTGGTGATATCTTAAAAAATTTCTCAACTTCTTTTTGAACCAAAGGCATACGAGTCATACCACCAACCAAAATTACTTGGTCAATATCGGACACTTTCATACCAGCATCTTTTAAAGCTTTCTTACATGGAACAATAGTTTTTTCTACTAAATCACCAATCAAGGTTTCTAATTTAGATCTAGAAAGTTTAATGTTTAAATGCTTTGGCCCCGATGCATCAGCTGTGATAAATGGAAGATTAACTTCCGTTTCTGTTGTTGAAGACAGCTCGTGTTTAGCTTTCTCAGCACCTTCCTTTAACCGTTGAAGGGCCGTAGGATCAGACTTAACATCTACACCAGATTCATTCTTGAACTCTTCTGCTAAATAATCTATGATACGATTATCAAAATCATCACCGCCGAGAAAGGTGTCACCATTAGTGGACTTAACATCAAAAACACCATCACCAATTTCAAGAATTGATACATCAAATGTGCCCCCTCCAAGATCATAGACTGCAATTTTTTCATCATTTTGTTTCTCCAAACCATAAGCCATAGCAGCTGCGGTTGGTTCATTAATAATCCTCAACACATTCAATCCTGCAATTTTACCAGCATCTTTTGTTGCTTGTCTTTGACTGTCATCGAAATAAGCCGGAACTGTAATAACAGCTTCCGTTACTGTATGACCAAGATAATCTTCGGCCGTCTGTTTCAATTTAGAAAGAACCGATGCTGAAATTTCCTGTGGAGAATGTTTTTTGTCATTTACTTTAATAAATGCCAAATCATTATTCCCACGAACAATTTCATATGGAACTAATTTTTTTGTGTGTATTGTTTGTGGAGAACCCATCTTTTGACCGATTATTCTTTTCGCCGAATAAATGGTGTTCTTTGGATTGGTTACTGCTTGGCGTTTCGCTGTTTGTCCAACTAACCGCTCGCCGTCTTTAAACGCCACCATTGATGGTGTAGTTCTGGAGCCCTCAGCATTTTCAATCACTTTAGGATCTCCAACTTCTAATATACTCAGACATGAATTAGTCGTGCCTAAGTCTATTCCTATTACTTTGCTCATTATCCTCCTTATAAAGCAAGGTTGTATAATATTTGGTGGAGGCAACAGGAGTCGAACCTGTGACCTTCTGCGTGCAAGGCAGATGCTCTACCAAGTGAGCTATACCCCCTTTATTTAGGCAAGTACGCCCTCTTTACCGTCTGTATTTAAATACAGATCATTCAAAATCATTCTGACCCAATCAGAATAAAGCATTAATGCTTCTTTTTCTGTTTCTTTCACAACACGATTGGCCCAATGAAGTTTTTTGATCATCGTATCAGGACGAAAATCACCACGGCCGCTTTCCCGCGACCATTTATTTTTTCTTCTCATAGCATATTTATAGTTAAAGATTTATTATCTATATGTATTGTACCACAGCTTCTGCCATTTGTCAAGCGTTTATAAGTAAAAAAACATAAATACATAAATAAAAAGAAATCACTTTGAACGAGTTAGCTAAATTGTACGATAAAGATTTTTGGGAAAAACACGGATGGGCTTCCTGTTTTGAATGTGATG